TATCAATAAAAGTTGTGTGTGCTTTATTAATTTCTCTTGCTTGTGCAATTTTTTGAACTAAAGGATGTGTATGTTCAGCTAAAAAATTTTTAGTAAAAGAGGGTGCTTTTATCTTTTCAGAAACAGGATATGGTAAATTTAATTTATCAAATACTTTTGCAATACTTCTTGCAGCCCATATCTGTGGTTCAATACCCGTTTCTTTTTGTACTTCTAATAATAATTGTTCTTCTTGAGATTGTAGTTGAGTTTTTAATTGTGAAGCTCTCTCTGCATCTACTCGTACACCTTTAAATCTCATATCCACCAGACATGGAAATAAATCTGTTTCTAAATTAAAAATAGATTCTATATCTTGTTGTATAATTTCTGTTTTAAATTTTTGCCATAACTCTAAAGTTAACTCAGCATCTTTTTCTGCATAAGCTCCAACATACATCGGTGGTAACTTCCACATATCTGCTTTTGGATCAAGTCCTCTAGATTTTGCTTCATCACTTAAAGCAGTTTCATTTTTACCATGACCTAAATAGTCCCAAGACAATGCATTTAAAGAATATGCAAATCTATTCTCATTAATTAAACTTGCTGCAATCATGGTATCTACTATTAAACCATTGATTTTTATACCTAAATTACGTATCCAACATACGTCATACATAGCATTGTGAAAAATTTTTATGGCTGGACAAGCCATAGTATCAGCAAACCACGCTAATACTTTTTTACGATCCATGTTGCTCCCCGATCCATGAGCAATTGGAAAATAAAATTTTCTACCAGCAACAGCTATAGCAATACCAATTACTTCTCCATTACCTATTACAGACCCAGAACCTTTTGTGATAAGATCAGGATCTCTAGTTTCTAAGTCAATTGCTATTTCATCATAGGACCTTAAGTCAGGAAATTCTTCTGGTTCTATCCATTCTGTTTGTGCAGTAAATATAGGTACTCTCATTATATTTTTTCTTTTAATGAATCTAAATATTCTTGATCTTCTTTATCTAAATCTTCTTGTTTCTTTTTACCAAAAATTTCTTCCCAACGTTTTTTATAATTGTCATTAGGAGGTCGAGACTTACCGTCCCATTGTCTACCTTTTTCTTTTGCCATCTGTATCTCTTGTCTTTTTAATTTCTAATTCACAATAATGAATTATTTTTTCTAGATCTTCTATGCCGTTTTTATTTTTATAACGACATACATATTTAATAACATTTCCCTGAAAGAAACTCAAGTCGTTCTTAGAAATAAACTCATAGGGTTGAATGTGAAAATCCTTGTAGTGACTTCCGCCTATCTGCTTATCTTGTGGAAATATTTTTTCCATGTCATCTTTATGTGTCATATTTTTCTCCTTTATAATGTGGTAGTTGTTGATTTAACGGGGTAATATAATACTTGGGAATTGAGGCCCCGAACCAACTTCGTTCGTTAGAACTTGAAGCTACCACTCTCCACGGAAACTGTCCCTCTATCCCGTTCTGTTTAAAACTACAAAGAATAACCATAACGTTCCTTCTTTGGTTTTAATAAGTATAGGTTTTCTTTGGCTCTAGTTGAGCCAACATACCAAACTCTATGTTCTTCATCTGCTTTATCAATATTGTTTTCTACAGATTGTCTAATTTTTCTAGCGTTATCTAATACTAAAATAACATTTTCACACTCACCACCTTTTGCTGCATGAATAGTAGACACTTCTATTCTTGGAGGTTGTGATAACTTATCTCCATTAGATAACATTGTTCTTATATAAAAACATTCATCCTGGTCTGCTCTTGTAAATAAATTATACCAAAGCGCATCTTTACCATAGCCAAAATCATCCATGTTATAATATTGTTTATTTTCTTTAAATTTAAAAAAAGGATTGTCTGGTAAGTATTCATGTATTTCTTTTGCATCTGCTAGATTAATTGAATTACCTTTACATAATTCACTAAAGTTTAGTATCGCTTTATATAATCTTACATTGTAACTCTTACCAAACCTATCTTTAAAATATAAATTATTTGATCTTAATTGTTTAGATATTTCATCAGATCTATAAGTGGTTCTAGTTAGTATTAACCAATTATCTTTTGTTAAATCAATATGTTCAATATTATAAATAAATTCAACATTTCCAGCTGATCCTTTTTTTGGAAAATATTGTTTTTCTTTTCTAGTTTCTATTCTACTAACAATAACGTTAGCTAAATCCTGTATGTTTTTTGGTACTCGATTTGAATAAGGTAATACTATTTCTTCTGCTGGTTCATTTATAAATCTATTAACATCTGCTCCAGCCCAGGCAAAGATTGCCTGATCGTCGTCTCCTGCTAAATAAATATCTTTTGATTTTTCTTTTAATACATCAAACATCATCCATTGTATTGGAGATAAATCTTGAGCTTCATCTATAAATACTACATCAAACTCTTTACATTTTTCTTTTTCATTTACAAACTTTGTAATCATGTCATTAAAATCATAAAGGTTGTCACCTTTAAAATGATTATAATTTAAATAGATATGTCCTAAAGTTTCATAATCAATTTCATTACTCCATTCATTTGTATTAAATTCTTCTTCAGGAGAAATATTTTTTACTTTTGCTTTATTTATAAGTTTAAAATACTCACTATTAAAATTTAAATAACCAGACCCATCTCCAGTATCTGTAACTCTTAAATTTAATTCCTTACCTATTTGTTCATAATGTACTGGTTGTAATACAGATTCTTCACTCATACCTAATGTGTGAAAAGCAAATGAATGTAGTGTTTGAAAATATATCAAATCTTTTTTATCTAATTCAGGATTTCTTTCTAACATTCTATCCTTAGCTTCGTTAGCTGCTTTTCTAGTAAATGCAAAATAACCTATTCTATTTAAAGAAGTTCCTTTTTTAATATATTCATCTACTAAATTTAATAATGTAGTTGTTTTTCCTGTACCTGGAGGACCAAAAATTTTTTTAATCATTAAAAATTTTCTCCCCTGGTATTGTTAATTACTCTTTCTTGTGGTTTTTCATCAGAAAGTAATCCTGGAAACTTATCTAAAGATACTACAGTTACATTAATTGGATTATAAGAATTAGTATCTCCATCTTTTTTTGGAAATCTTTTACTTACACCAAATTTTGCATCAAATAATTTTGTCATTTGTTCTGCAGTTATTTTTCTATCCATTTTCCATTCTTTATTTTTTAAAGAATCAAAAAAACTTGAGTAAACAAAAAAACCTTCGTTACCTTCTATTAATACAGCTCCAGTTTTAAATGCTGCATATGTAGTTGCTTTTGGTCCATGTAAATATTTAGATAGATACTCTTCTAACAACTCTTCATCTGAAGTACCTTTAGGTGGAGGTGTTGTTAATTTTGGTGGGAATAAATTATCCAGTATATCTTGAAATTCATTTTGTTTTATTTTTGGTGGAATCATATCTGCAGCCGCACCGATGATTGCTCTTATATTATCTAACTCTATTATTTGTCTTATATTTTTTGCTCTAACTTCTTTTGTAGTTTGACCATCAGATAAAGTAACATTGAAAGTATACTGTGGTTCAGCATAGGTTATTTTTTGTAATCCCGACAACGCTGGGAAAACTCTTTTCTTATCTGATAAATAACCAAAAGCTCTTTTTCTACATTCTGCTTTCATACACACTGGTTGTATTGGATCTTCAGTACAAGTATGTCCTTTAGTTTCTCTTACCCAAGATTTTAATTTCTTTTTAGTTTTTTCTTCTGTCCAATCTATTACATCATTAGCACCGGGTTCAAAATATTTACCAGGCGCTGCAATAACCATTTTCTCCCAATCGTCCGGATATTTCTTTTTAGCAAACACCATATAGTTATATAAAAATCTATCTCTACCATCTCTTAATTTATTTTTAGTTAATATTGCAAGACAAGGTGGACCATCATTAAATTCTTCTCCACCACCATTTAATAAAGACCTGGTGTGTTCTAATGTAAACTCTTCTAATTCATCTGCAGTATAAGTATTTGCTTCTACAACTTCTATAAATTGATCAAAGGTAAATGTTGTACCATCTAAATTAAATCCAACTCTTTCTGTTTTATTGTAATAAGGTAAATTAATATACTGACCCATGTTCCATTTACCTTCTGAGTCTTGACCTAGTTCAGTTTGTTTAGGATATATTTCAATGTTAGTTGGAAGTTTTAATGTAAATAATAATCCTTCTAAAAAATTTCTTATTGCAACAGCTCTTATAGGTTCTTTAACAAATAAATATAAATGAAGTCCACCTGATTTAGATTTAACTGGAACGATTGGTAATTTATGTTCAGCAATAATATCTAAATATTTTTTATATGGAAAATTAGAATAACTATGTTGTTTATCATCTATGTCTATAGCACCAAATCTTGCCATGCCTTTATCATCACAAGGTTGAATACCTATAGATTGTTTACCATTTAAATGATCTAAATAATCTTGTTCTGTAATTGGTGAATGAGCCCAACCATATACTGGTTTAGCTTTTCCTGTACTAGGATCTATTTGTAATCTACTTAAATCAGCAGTACCAAAATCTCTTGGTAACCCTGTAAAAATCTCTATAAATTTTCTTTCTTTTTTATCCATAAACCGTCTCTAGTTTATGTGGGCGATTGCTCGCCCACGATATATTGATTGTATTAAAAGTGAGAAGCTTCTGATTTAGTACCTTCAGTACTTTCACCATGCTTAACTTTGACATCACCTTTAGATATACTTTCAGAGAAAGATTTAGCTTGTTGGTATAATGCAGCATCCTGCACTGGACCAATTTTACTAACTTCCCATCCAAACCAAGTACCTTTGTCATTAGACATTTGAGTAGATCTTAGTTTGTATGTATGGCTAAAAGAAGCTGGAGTAAACATTCCATTTTTTCCTTTCATCTTTATACTTGCCATCATACTATTCCATTTTCTACTAATCTTTAATTGTGTTGATTTCATGGCAATTAAAGCAGTTGAAGGTGATTTGCTATTTACTATAACAAAATGACTTGCAGTCTTATCGATATAATTACCATTAGGTAATCTATCTTTATAAGAAGCATCTCTTTTTGTTTGAGTTAGTATATCACTAGACGATGAGTGAATTGCTACTGGAGCACCAGAACCTTCGCCTCTATCTTGCCATTCAATGTATTCTAACTTGTAATGACAAGGAATAACTTCGATTCCTTCTTCTCCATCAAACAATTCTCCAGTTACAGAATTGTAAATCATTCCAGGTTCAGCACCTTGAACATATTTACCATCTCTTTTGTTAACCTCTGGAGACAATTGTCCTAGTATTTTTAGAAATGGTAATGCTAAATCTTCATGAGTTAGATTATCCACTCCTTGGTTTGCATCAGCTTCAAATAAATTTACAGCTAACGCACCTGCATTAACTTTTTCAGTTACTGCATTATTGGTCCTTGGTTCTTGTTTCTTTGTTACTTGTTCTTGTGACATATTTTTTTCTCCTTTATGCACGTGTTATTTTAGTTCGGTTTCCTGCGAACACATTAAATAGATCAGAGGGCATATCGAGACCCTTTTCGACACGCTCTCTGACCAGAGCCTTAAGTGTCATGGGTTCAACCTTTAACTTCTGGGTCGGTTGATACCCTTGACCTTGCGCAAGGACAGCATAATCTGCCGCCTTGTTATCTTCGTTACGACCAAAGGAAACAGTGACCTCATTTTTAATAAGATCACCCAGGCCATTTTCACGAAGCCAGTTAAATGCTTCTTCCTTTTTATCTGCAGGAATTGAAGCACCGTAGACGGGCTTTACTTCTATAGCTGAGCCGTCTGCTAATTTCATAGTACTGATATTCATTTCAGTCATCATTGTAGGAATGACTTCACCTGATAATGTATCAGCTTGTTTTTTAAGT